ATTCCGAGTTCATGCATTCGCAGGAAAAATTTATGGGAATGAATCCTATAAACATCCGTGAGAAGAATGCTGACTCCTAAGTAGTCAGTTTGTTCAATCTGATCTAATACTTGTTCTATGGATCGGGCGTCACGTCGGCGATACTTATCCTGGGCGTCGTGATACTCTCCACAAGAAAGAATTTCTATGTCAGGTAAATGCGTGGAATTGCGAAGGAGACATCCTGTAAGTCTATCGTTGCCATACAGATCGATCAACAACCATTTTCTATGATCTATGGTGTCGAAAGCTTCTTTGGCTTCTTCGATATTTATAGTGTCTCCTTCTGGGCCTATTCCTTCATTGACTTGAATGAAACTAGCTGTGGCTATGGTAGAAGCTCGTTCGCGTTGTAGTTTGGCATCTTGTTGCACAATAGTTAGAACTTTTAGTTCCGCCAGTGACCGTGTGGTCGCTGCCAGAGGGTGACTTTTTTTAACCAACTGGGTTTGGAAGTAAGGGGTAGATCCTCTATAATCGTACCATTCCTGTTTCTTAAGTTCCTCAATTCCGAGATAACATTTGAAAGAAAGTTTCTGAGCATTAGACTGTACTGCATCAGGGTCGTGGATGTACTTGCATTGTTCACCGAATGCGCATATCCCATCTCGAACAAACGCTTTACACAATTGGGCTTGCACGGTTTTCACCGGTTCTGTGTCCGCATTTGTAGTCGTTGTCTGATGGGCAAATTTGCACTTATCTCGGTAAGTACATCCTTTAGATGAGTTGAAGAACCAGCAAATTTTAGCTTTGCTTTCCTTCGTCTTTGACTTCCAGATTTCCTGTGATTGTTGAGGAGGAGCGGGGCGGGGGGTGGGCTTTTGTCTTACGAAAAAATAAGTGGAGTAGACTTCTTCCATGGGCCATTCTTGTTCATCATAAGCTGTCCTTTGGTATCCTGCTTTCCAGGAACTATCGTGTCTATCCTGTAAATACAAGTTGTAGTGTATCCAACTGCAAGTCTTATAATTCCATCTCACATTTTCGCCCCCTGCTCTTCCTGTCTCAGGTTCCTTTTCATTTGTCTCTACGAGAAACTTAATGTATTCAGCCACCACATCTGGCTGAGCACTTACTTCTGGAATC